TGCCTATATTAGGCTCGAAGCGAACGGCGATGCAGTCTTGACGGTGTGCATCAGCGATACGGGTTAATGCATGGCTCAGCAAGGCTGACCAATCAGGGCAGCTAGCGATTACCAGCGTCTCAGGTGGTCGCCCCTCCCATGATGGTGCTTCGCGCTGTGCGATGGTTGTGCAGCCAATGGCTTCAAGCTCTTTGGCTAGCAGCTCAGGGCTTGCGGATTCCGCATTAATGTAAATCATTTTATAGTGCTCCGTTACGATATGCCCGTTCGTTCATGGCGTTTAGTTGTGCGTTAAATGCCTTAGTCCAATGGCTTTGGAGCTTTGCTTTGCATTTAGTTAATACACGCTCTAATCTCTTAGCTCTAGGCGTATCGTCAAACAATTCGTGGTCTGCTCGGATACGCCTAAGTATGCGTTCGTATTTCATTTTAAATTCTCCTATTAAGGGTGGGTGAGTTGATAGTATATATCGGGTTTGGGGCTTATGTTGTAATGTTACAAATTTTTACAAGTTTGCCTAAGGTCTCATGCGTGTCGCCATAATGTTCGCCCTCGGTCAGCGTTACCGTCCCGCGCTCGTAGCGTATGACTAAAGCCTTAGGCTTGCTGCTCACGGTAATGGGCTTAGGATTCCATCGACAGTTAGAGCACGACAGATACCCAGCTGCAGGCTTCAAGTGTGGCACGCCGTACCCCGTGCAATATTTAGTAGCCATGGCCTAGCGCCATTGGTCGTAAGATGAACGCTTGCCGCAGCGTGAGCCGTCACTTGCTCTATCCTCTGGATATTCGCAGTTGCCAGCATCAGCTTGGGCGCATACGGCTAGCAATAAGATTAAGATTAGTTTGTTCATGTAGGTAGCTCCGTTGGTTATAGTTTATTACTTAGTGTCCACGATATGTTGCGGCTAGATAGGAAGGCATGCAAGGTATTCGTCACGCCTGTAGTTGTCCAGCGCTGCGGGTTAGCCGTAGGCGTTAGAGATACCATGCTGTTTAAGGTGGTGCGCTGCGCTGGTGTCAGTTCGCTGAGTATCACAAGGTACATTTAAAGTCTCCTGTTAAGGGTTGGTGAGTTGATAGTATAGCTTGAAGCGTAGGGCTTAGGGCTATTGTTACAAAGCGTTACGCCTATGGCTTGCAGCCCACAGCTCACAGCCCACAGCCCACAGCCCACAGCCCACAGCCCACAGCCCACAGCCCACTATACACCCCCATCCCTTCACCATGCTCGCCATAGGTCTATAAAAACACACCACCCATACCCTACCCCTCTTTCTGGGCGTACGCTGCAGCGCTGGGCGGCGGCAGGAAATATAAAAGCTGAACTCTGTACGGGGGTATATAAGTGTGATATAATACAGGCATGAATGAAATATGGAAACCCTGCCCGGGATTTGAAGGGCTATACGAAGTAAGCAGCCAAGGCCGAGTGCGTGGAGTTGACCGCTATGTGCGAGGGTCTTACGGCACAACCCGGTTTGTGACTGGGCAACAGTTATCTCTTGACATAAACAAGAAGCGCAAGTACACAGCCGTATCTCTGCAAATACAAAACAAAAAGCACACAAAATCAGTACACCGGCTTATAGCCAAAGCGTTCCACCCCAACCCCAATAACCTACCCGAAGTAAACCACAAAGACGGTGTGCGTACAAACAACAGTGCGTCAAACTTAGAGTGGTGTACCCGTCCAGATAACATCTCCCATGCGCAAGCCTTGGGCCTCATACCTATAAAGAAAGTAAAGCCGCCCTATGAAAAGCCACCAGTACTGAACGGACTACTGCCAAAAGCCTTAGCGCTTCACGCTCAGGGCATGACACGAAAAGCAATCAGCGAACAGCTAGGATTTTCAGAGGGCACCATATACAAACACTTAAAAGGAAAAAGCAACGGGCGGCACGAAGTAACACCTGAATTAATGCAGCAAATGTGCGCCTTGAGACTTGACGGAAAAACGTACGCGGCCATAGCCAGTGCTGTGAACATGCCTGCCTCGTGGGTGTATCGCCAGATAACAGCGCTAGAGTAGCTATCATTAACATAGCACCATAAGCAAACAACACGCCGGCTAGACCCCTACCCCCTGTTTAGCCAAAGGCCGCAGGCTACGCGCGGCGGGAGGGTATACCCACACTCAAAGTAGGGCTTTAATACTGTGCTAAAATGCAGGCATGAAAACATATAGCGGTACCGCACTAACAAGCCAAGGGCCTGTGTCTGTGCGCTTTCTACTAACAGACGAAGAGTTTGCATATATGATGCAGCCGGACGTGCAGGCTTTGCCAGCGGACACATGCCCCATTTTAGAAATTATTGAGGTACAAATGCCGGAGCTGCATGATATTCACCAGATGCCAGAGGTAGTGCAATAGCCATGCCAAGAGACTTATCATTAGCCCGAATCACACCTACACAGCAAGATGCATTTCTAGCGGTGTACCGTTCCACGGGGCTGTTTAACAAAGCAGCACAAGCAGCCGGCGTGACCAAGAGTGATATCGAAGCCTACTGCAAGAGTCAGACAGGCGACGCCGAAAACTTTATGCTCAATGTGCAAGACGCCATTGGCACTTGGCAAGACACGATTGAGTCCGAAATAACAAGGCGTGCAATAACAGGCATAGACCGCGACATTTATTACAAAGGCGAATGGGTTGCTACCGAGAAGGTTTATTCCGATACTCTGCTGGTTAAGCTGGCGGAAGCAAAGCTGCCAGATTTTAAAAAGCAAGAAGTAAAAGACTCTGGCCAAATTGTGATTCAGATAAATACTTTTACGGATGGCGCTAAACCCACGACCACAATCGTCGAAGACACCACCCCCACATACATTTCAGATTTGGAATAACCATGACCATACCAGCAAACATCGTAGTAGCCCAGAACCAACTGCTCTACAGAAAAGTACCCGCAGGCCAGACCCCCATTGTATTTGCAGTAATGTGCAACTGCGGAAGTTCGCAACGAGACAAGACAGCCCGATTTGTAGATAGCAATCGACATCTGTTCATCACCCCCGACCAGTTCAAGGCAGGAGAATGGGCATGAGCATGTACGAGAAGTACCACCTGTACAAGCTAAATCCGTGCGACCTCGACGTATTCCCAGTGCTCAAGCCTTTTGGCCAAGCGCTCATAGCCTTGCAGCGCGTGTTCACGACCAACTGCCACTGTTGCACAGGTGCTCGCATAGCCCTAGGCCTAGCGCTTGTGTACCAGCTGGGACGGTACACCGCATGAAGAAGATAAAGCTGCCTAGCTGGATTGTCATCACCAGACTATCAAGGCCCTGGGCCAACAGCTCACTGCCATCAGCCCGCAGACCAATCGCTCCATCCACAATCGCCCAGGAACGAAAACAAAAGACAAGGTACTAAATGATATACGCACTACTCCTGACGCTTTGGTTTATATTCCTCGTCATCCTCAAGTATGAAGAGCCAGAGCTGTCAGCTAAAAGCTCTTGGCTTCGCATCATGTTTAACGCCACACTCGTGGCCTACTGCGTGTGGCTGCCGATGTACTTCCTTGTGCTGCTGGTACAATGGGTGTATCTCCTGACGACTGGAATCAAAGTATGAAAACAATTTCGCCGTGTACCTCTACCGTGTTCCTGATTGACCCGAGCTCTTGTGGCACTACGTCTTCTGCAGGGGTTCCTCGCGTGTTCAAGGCCACACTGTCGCGCTCTGACGCGATAGCCAGCATCAACGTGCCTACTGTGCTGCTGCCCTCTGGCCAGCTCCAGCTGACGCTGCCAACGCCGCACCCACAACGCGGTATTTGGCAGCTGTCGGTATCTGACACTCAGTGCTGCTGCTTCTCCGCTCGCGTGTTTATTGACACCTGTGAGCCAATGGCCCTGGCACCTACGCATCACGCTACAGGCGACAGCCAATCAACTGCTACAACACCGGTGACAGTATGCTGCTAAAGCTCATCATGGCTATGGCCACAGGCCTAGCGATGTTCACTGTAACTATGCTGGTCTACGGCGTAGGGCTTCTAAGCGGCTGGGCAACCTGGTCCGGTATATTTATTGCCTCCGTAGCTATAATTTATATAGCGGTCGGCATGGTGTTGTTTTGCGTTTGGGGCTAAGGACCTATGCCAAAAACAATCACCCTACCCGCGTATGACTGGAAACCAAGACCTGACCAGAAAGAAGTCTGGGCCGCACTCATGGACCCAAGCATCGACACGGTAGTTATCAACGCCCATCGCAGGTATGGCAAGGACGCTTTAGCAATGCAGGCCATGACTATTAACGCCATGCAGCGCGTCGGTTCATACCTATACGCGCTGCCCCAATACTCACAAGCCCGCCGCTCAATCTATGAAGGCGTCAACGCCCGAACCGGACGCACGCGGATTAATGACTGCTTCCCTCCCGATATTATCAAGCGGCGTGAGGACAAGTCAATGCTACTGCAGTTGGCCAACGACTCTACCTTTCAGCTTGTAGGCAGCGACCAACCCGACTCTTTGGTAGGTGCAGGTATTGTTGGCTATGTAGCATCGGAAGCGGCGCTATCCAACCCCGCAGCATTTTCTTTGATACGGCCCATGTTGTTAGAAACCTCAGGGAAGTCAATTCACATTTCCAGCCCTCGAGGTAAGAACCATTTTTACAAACTGTACCAGGCCCACGTAGGAAACCCTCGGTCTTATGTAGCCACCTTTAGTGCCGAAGACACCGGAGTTTTTACAGCTGCTCAACTCAAGGCAGAGCGCCACGCATACGTGCAAGAACACGGCGTCGCAATGGGTGAAGCCCTTTGGAAACAGGAATATTTAGCCGACTGGAATGCAGCTACGATAGGCGGAGTGTGGACCGCAGAGCTATCAAAGCTAAAATCAAGTGGCAGGTATGGGCCTTGCGCCTACGACCCTAGATACCCTGTAGATACTTCGTGGGACCTGGGTGTTGCTGACGACACAGTAGTATGCATGTGGCAGAACATAGGCTCCGAGACACGACTGATAGACGTGTACAAAAGCAATAGCAACGGGTTAGAGCACTATGTAAAAATGCTAGCAGAAAGAGGGTACCTGTGGGGTGAACACTTTGGGCCTCACGACATTGCCAACCGAGACTGGGGCACGGGTACGAGCCGCATAGAGCAGGCCGCACGCCTAGGGCTGCACTTTAAACGCGTGCCTAACACCCCTAAGAACGACCAGCTATCCCTCGGTTCGCAGTTAATCAACCGCATGATAATCAATAACACCCCAGATTTGGATTCTGGTGAGCCTGTATGTGGGTACGCTTTAGAATGTTTTGAGGAATACCACTACGAGTACGATGAAGTACGGAAGATAAGCTCCAGCAAGCCGGTTCACAACTGGGCAAGCCACTGCTGCGACGCTATGATGACTTATGCCGTAGCCAAAGCCCGCGACACAGGCTTTGCTAGGCCACAAAACACAGAGCTTGTGGCTCATGGCAGTAGCTACCCACGAGTCTCTGATATAATGCGGGCTAGAAGCGCCACAAAAACAAGCTTGTGGGGTTAAACCAAGGTTAAAAAATGAATTTAGACGCAGCCGCAGACGAAATCGCTGGTATAGTTATGTCTCGCCTCCAGCAGGCGAAGCAGAAGCGCGAGTCAAAGGTTGTGTTTCAGAACAAATCGTTCGACGTAATGCTGCGGCAGGCTGACGAGCAGTACAAAAAGGTCTGGGACCCTGAACTATCGGCCCGAATCCAGGCCACATTCGGCTTTTGCCCTGTGCGCTACGTCTCAATCACCAATGAAAAAGTAAATGCTGCCCGTGCATGGAAAACATCCCTTGCTGTCAACGCTATTGACCGCATCGTAACGTGTGTCCCCACCCCAGAGCCTGACCTCGACGACTTTTCCCGTGAAACAATACGTCAATCCATTGAGGCTGACTTACGAAAACGGATTTTGGAGCGCGGCAACGGGGTGGCGGACACACTGCTTGACGCCAACGGCAAAGTCGAGAAGGTTGTCAAGGATTTCATGGTGCGCGAGGCTCAGAAACTCAAGCAAGTAGAGCAAGTTCGACTGGTCGGCGTAGCCACTGAGGGCGCAAAGCGTGCAACTACAAAGATGCGCGACCACATTATCCAGGGTGGGTTCAGAAAAGCCTATAACCAGATAACACACAACCAATTCCTGTATGGTATGGGCATTGCCCGCTTCCCTAGCTGGACAAACGTGCAGGTTCTCAACCATTCAGGCAAGGGAACCAAGCGCCAGTTTGAAATGCGCCCCGTGTTCCGCTCAGTCAACCCGGTCAACTTCTACTCCAGCGACGATTCTGAGGAATTGAACGAATGCACCGGCAACACAGAGCTGTCAAGCGTGACCAAGGCGCAGCTCGTGGCCATGGCCAAGGACAAGCGCTACAAGAAAGATGTCATCGAGACAATCCTGACCAAGTTTGCTGAGACAGACCGAGCATGGTTGTCCGACAACTACACGCCGGGTAAGAAGGTTGACTATTGGGGCCCCGATGAGAGCATCGACCTGTGCATCCACGAGGGTTTCTTCAACGGCCAGGACCTAGAGAAGCTAGGCGTGAAGAACATCTCCGCAACCGACACGGTTAACGCTCACGTCGTCATCTGCGGCGGCATGACCATCCTGTGCGAAGCGGAAAAAGCTCCAGGCGGGTTGGACCGCACGTACAGCATCATCCCGTTCCACCGCATCGGCTCAGGCATCTATGATGTTGCCGGTATTCCTCACGTCATCCGTGACTACGAGGAACAGGTCAACACTTTGATGCAGGTTTTTGAGAACAACATCGCTTGGTCCACCATGCCACCGCTGATGAAGAACTCAACGGTGTTCAAGAACCCAGCGGACGCAGCAAACATTCGCCCAGGCCAGCAATATGAGATTGCTGACATGTACACTGGAGGCTCTACGCCTGACCCACTGCGCTCTATGCGCACGGTGTCGGCGCAGTACCACCTTATCATGAGCGAAATCAACGCCATCATCAAAATGGCGGACAGCGCGTCAGGCATACCGTCGTTTGCGTACAGCGGCCAGGATTACGGCAAGTCATCTCTGGGTGAGTTCAGCGCTCGCCTGTCAAGCGCCATGCGAATCGTCAAAGAAGCTGCAATGCTTGAGGATACAGCGTTAGAACCAAGCTGGAGAGCCCTGTTCCATTGGCTGATGGAGAACGAGCCCTCGTTTGCCGAAGGTATGGACGTTGACCTGCAGCTGAGGGGAATCACGGGGTTATTAGAAGAGGAAAGCATTACGCGTTCACGCCAAGCAGTCATGGGTATGGTAATGACCGGAGTAGATAGA